TATGGGGATTCAACCACCAATGCCAAGCAGTTTGACGGTCTGAGGAAGCTCATTGATACCACCACTGCCAGCGACCAGGTAATAGCCATGGGGGCTACCGGGGCTACCCTTACCCTGGCTAAGCTGGACGAGCTTATTGACGCAGTAAAGGGTGGTAAGCCGTATATTCTGCTTATGAGCCGACGCTCCAGGCGGAAAATAAATGCTTTGGTCAGGGCGGCTGGGGGAATGATAGAGAGCGATAGAGACAAGTGGGGTAACTTCGTCCAGTTGTGGGACGGCGTTCTCGTTGGCGTCAATGACTGGATACTGGATACCCATGTCCTTACCGCTGGTGCGGAGACAGCAACCACCGGAGGCACCTGCTCCACTATCTATGCCTTCCAGATGGGGGAAGGGGCGCTATGTGGCTTAACCAGCCCTGGTCACCTAACCGTGGAGCCTATCGGCTCGCTGGAGACCAAGGACGCATCACGAACCCGCATTAAGTGGTACTGCTCACTGGCTCTGTTCAGCTCAATTAAGGCAGCCGCTTTAATCGGGGTTAAGGACTAAAATCAGCTCGAAGAGTCTTCGACGATTTTTTTGGGAGCCTCCTAGGAGGCTCCCAAAGGAAGGGGAAAAATGGAAAACAAAGATGTAGCTCGATGGATTTGTCACTACAAGCTCAGTAAATACCACCAGGACATTGAGCCCTATCGTGGTTCAGAGCAAGCCTTCTATGACAGGTTCAAGCCTTATGAGGTAATTGAGGGCGAGGGTAATTGCCTGCTTAATGTTGGCATTGATGAGATATGGGACTTGATTACCGGGGAAGTCTCCGGGGCTGACCATATCTTCGATAGTTCCCACGCCCAGATTGGTGTTGGCGATTCCAATACTGCTGCCGATGCCACCCAGACGGATTTACAGGCAGCCACCAATAAAACCTATAAGGGTATGGAAACTGGCTATCCTACCTCTGCCGCACAAAAGGCAGCCTTTAAGGCTAGCTTCGGTGATAGCGAAGCCAACTATGCCTGGAATGAATGGGTGGTGAAGCAATCAACCAGTGGCAAGTGCCTCAATAGAAAGGTTGACTCTCTGGGCACAAAATCAAGTGGCACCTGGACTTTAGAAGTTAATATCACTTTGAGCTAGCGAGGCAAGGGATGAACCAAGTAACGCACTTGAAGATTCTGGAAGGGCGTAAGGCGGTTGATGCTTACCGGCATGCCCACCGCCAACTCTATAGCAAGCCCTGGCATAGGGACATACCTGAGGAGCACACACCGCTGCTGAATAAGCTGCTGGCTGAACTCAAGAAGCAAGGGGTTAATTCGCTAGCCGAGTTTTTTGATGCTAGCGAGGAACTAAATGCTAAGGAGCTTGGCTTTGCTTCGAGGAATGATTTTGAGGCTAGAGCCACTGAAGCTGATAGAGAAGCCCTGGATAGGATGTGGCACTAATGGCGACTGAAACATTAAGACCAAATGCTGCTGGGGATGAAGAGAACTTATCAACTGTTGTTGGTGATGGCTCAGGAACGCATTATGCCGCTGTTGACGAGGCAACAGCAGATGAAGATACGAGCTATGTGGAGTGTAGCGGGTTTAATCAAGGGTGGCAACGAGACCTTTACAATATTGCTAACCACAGTGCCGGCAGCGGGACAATAAACTCGGTAACAGTTTATGCTCGGTGTAAGGGCATTAACACTATTAGCCAAACAAGTCTCAAGATTGCTATTAAAACTGGTGGAACAGTTTATGAGGGCAATGAGGAGACTGTAACCCTTAGCTATGCAAATTATTCTAAGCAATGGACTACTAATCCGAACACTGGTAGCGCATGGACCTGGACGGAGATAGATGCTCTGCAAGCTGGCATAAATATGCGAGAGCCTGATGTTTGGGATGAAACAAGGTGTACCCAAGTCTATGTTGAGGTTGATTATACTCCAGCAGTAACCGAAAAGACCTCATCTGATGCTGGCTCTGGCGTTGATGCCCTTTATTCACTGGAAACCCCGGAAGCTAAATCATCATCTGATACTGGTTCTGGCATAGAGGGTGCGCCCGTGCAGAGCGCGGTCTTGGCTGGCAGTGAAACCGGCTCTGGTATTGAAGCCCTTATTGCCCGGCTATTAGCCGCCTTTGACACCGGCACTGGCACCGAAGTTGGCGGTCTGCTCAAGAACCTGTTTGCCAGTGAACTGGGACGGGGCTCCGATTCTCTTACCGCCAAGATAGAAACGCCCATCAAGGGGGGAGGTATGAAATTATGGAACTAAACACTATGAGAACCATAGTCAGGCGTGACATGAAGGATGAAGACCCGGGGAACTACCGCTGGAGCAATGATGAGCTGGACAGGCACATCGCCCATGCGGTAAAGGAGTTTTCTGAGGCAGTTCCCTTGCCGGCAAAGGCTACCCTGCCTACCACCCCAGGCTCCAGGGTGATTGATATATCCTCCCTGACCGATAGGGTTATGGTGGAGATGGTGGAGTATCCGGTGGACAAGTTCCCACCCTGCTACCAGAGGTTCGCTCTATGGGGGCATGTCCTAACCCTGTTTGGCGATGAAGTCCCTGATGGCTCTAACTGCAATGTCTATTATGGCATTCTACATACCCTTGATGCTGAGGGGTCTACTATCCCTACCAAGCACGAGGACTTAGTCGCTATCGGCGCCGAGGGCTATGCCGCTATTGAGTGGGCTAACTATGCCATTAATAGGGTTAGCGTCGGCGGCACCGGAACCCCAAGGGAGTTCCTCACCTGGGGCAATGAGAGGCTAAAGCAATTTAAGAGCGAGCTGAAGAGGCTGGGGAGAGGAAGCCGAGTCAGAATTCGCCAGCTCTACAGACAGTAAAGGAGGCTATTATGACAGTGAGGGAAGCACTACCTAAGACCAAAGAGGGCTTGCCTAAGGAGGCGTTTGCCATCGTCGGCGACCCTGATGACCCTGATACCTGGAAGCTGCCCCATCATAAGAAAAGCATCTTTAGAGCCCTGAAGGGGAAGCTTGATATTGAAAAGACGGTTGACTGGGAGAGGATGCCAGCGGCGGTGGCTGCCCTCTCCCCAGGTGGTTACCGGGGGCAGAGGGTTGATGCCAGCCCAGAGGAGCTCCTCAAGGCAGCCAGACACCTGGCAAACCACTACCGCAAGGCAGATAAGCCATTGCCTGATACCCTGGCAGCATTGGTGTAGTCCATCAAGAGGTTCAAGGAAAAATGAGACAACTTAGTTCAACATTGCTTGCCGCCCAGAAAGAGGCTACCCATACTCCCTATGTCAAGGTGGAAGCCTCAAATAAGCACGCCGGGGCAGTCAACCTGCGGTGGGCAAGGCTCTATACCGGCTCAGAAGACGATTACTTTCACGCTGTGACCATGCCTGAGGATGGCTCCCTAATCAGGGTCATGGTAACACCCACATCTGATTCCAGAAAGCTCTGTCGCCAGAGGGTAGCCGACCCCAGCCCCGAATCCGATTTCAGCCAGTGGGTTTACACCAACCAGTATGATGTTGTTATTGTGGCTTGCTGTTCTCTAGGGGCTGAGGTCTCCATCTTCTGGATTAACAATGACCGCAAGCTCTACCAGCTAAAGAGCACCGACTGCGGGGTTAGCTGGGGAAGCCCTGAGTTCCTGGGCTATACCCCAACCACCGCCATTAATGGCATCATAGCTGCTTACAAGCCAAATGGCGATATAGCCCTTTTCTTCGCTGACCAGGCGACCCTCTATGTGATGAAGTGCCTGAATGGTAGCTGGGGTGATAGGGTTGCCTGGGACAAGTCAACCGGTGATTTGTCAGGCGTAGCCACAGTTTATAGTGGTGACTGGAACCTGTTTGTTACCGGGAAGGATGCTGATGGCGATTTTAAGCTGTGGTCATTGGTTTACGGCGATGGCGGGGATGTAGCTGCCGGCACCTGGTCAGAGCTGAAGGAGTTTGCCTCAGCCCCATCAGATGGCAACTTTGAATACCGCGCAGCATTTATGGATAAGCCCGATGTCGAGCGCTGCTTCTTTGTTGAGAAGTTCACCGGCACCAAATGGTATAACCGTCCCTGCTGGTCCTATTCAGTCTCGGATACCAAGTTTATTGATAATCTGTGGCATGAGCCGGTGCCTTTTAATCTTTCCAGCGAGTATGGCATGGCTATCGCCCACCATGGCCAATATTGCTGGCTATCTGCCCCCTATGGGGTGTGGCGAGCCAAGCTATCCCCGGAGAGCCTGAATTTAACCGCCGACGTGCTGTCACTAAGGCAGGAACTCACTGAAACTCACGGCAGCATAGCAGTTGAGCTAAGAAACGATGATGGGAGGTATTCTTCGCCGGGGCAAGGAGACCTGTCAGCCCTTGACATCGGTTGTCAGTTGGAGTTCAGCCCCGGCTATGTTACCTCTCAAGGAAATGAGGTCAGCCCGGGATTAACCTTTACCATCAATACCTATGAGCACATAAGCTCCGGGGGTAAGGCTAGCCTGGTTCTCCATGCCTCAGATGGCTGGAGCCTGATGGAAAACTGGAGAGCCAGGCATCAGTTCCGATGGAACAAGGAAACCGAAGAGATGAGCGTAAAACAAATCCTCCAGTTCGTGCTGGCCAGGGTTGGGCTGAAGCTTGAGGCAAAATCCCAGTCATCGGTTGTAACTGGCTACTACCCTGATTTCACCATCAACCCCAATAATAGCGGCAATACGGTTATCAGGAGGCTGCTATCGTTCGTCCCCGATGTTCTGTTTATTGAGGGCAACAAAGCCTATATGGTAAATCCCCTAGCCTCCGATGGCTCTGATTACTCCTATGGCTCATCCCATCCGATATTTGAGGGTAGGTATAGAGCTGGAGCCTGGGGGCTCAACCGAGTCCAGGTCGAGGGCTACGACCCAGCAGAGGATGAGACAATAGTGGTTGATTCCTTCACCTGGGACGAAATAGATAGGCTCTATGATAGGCTGAAGCAATTGGAAGACAAGAATATAGATAGTGTAACCAAAGCTGAGCAGATGGGAGAAGCCTATTTAAGACAGGCGGAGATAGAATCAGTCAATGGCTCTATCCTGACCCCAGTTAATTGTGGTCAGCAGCTATATGATGTCATTGACATAACCAATAGCCGGGCAGGGCTGGAAGCAGCCAAGAGGAGGGTAATGGGGCTAACCCTGGTTTATAGTCCACGCAGCGGAGAGTATCGGCAGCGGTTATGGCTAGGGGGAGTATAGGGATTGTTTATCTACCTCACCCCTCGAAGAGTCTTCGACCTTTATCCCCCTCTCCATAATAGGGAGATGTATTCTTAGCATGAGGGGGAAGTATAGGTTTTGAAGGGGATACAGGGGATAGGGTTATAAGAATATTTGAAGGAGGTCTGGAGGAAATGAGGCTGAGGAAAGCGGTGCTAAAGAGTTTCAACTCCGGTGACTATACTGCCACCGTCCAACTTGCTGGCAGCTATAAGGTTTACCTGGAAGGTGTTGCTGTGGCGCGCAATCTGCCAGCGGCAGAGATGGCACTGGGCAGAAAGGTGGCGGTTATATTCTTTGACGAGCACAACGCCAAAGATGCGGTGGTGGTGGCAGTTTATACCTAG